GAGGTGCTCTTGGTGGTGCTGCTGGTTTAGGTGCTCCTGATCTTTCTCCTTCTCCTGCACCAGATCAAGCTGCTGCTCCTGCTGCACCTACTGCTCCAATTCAGTTCTAATAAAATATTAAGGGTGCTATATAGAAATAGTCACCCTTATTTTTATGCCTGAAGAAATAAAAGAAGAAGTAGTAGTCGAAGAAGAAGTAAAAGAAACTAAAGAAGAAAAGAAAGGTTTCTTTGGTAAAGCTAAGGCAGCACTACTACCAGATGCTGAAGAACAAGCAGCAATCATTAGTACAGCTGTGAGAATTACGGTCCTTGCCTGGAGCGGTGGAATATTGACTTTAAATTATGTTGCCATACCAGGTGTACCACAACAGAAAATAGATCCAACATTTATAGCTTCGGTTTTTACAGGAGTTTTAGCTAGCTTCGGAATTCAGACTGCTTCTAAGAAAGGTGATGGCACTATGAAGATGCAGAATAATGGTAACGGCAATGGTAATGGTGGTAATGGTGGTGGTATTAGCAAGAAAGATCTTGAGTTGTTAATCGAAAAAGCATCACAGACTGGTCCTACTCAAACAATTAGAATTGAGCAAGCACCTATCAAGATTAGTACTGATACACCATCAGACGAAACATTTAAAATGTAAATTGGAGATTATATTATGAAAAAATGGATAGGTATTAGTCTAGGAACTCTCTTAGGCATATCGCATATAGGTATGATAGGGATGATTGCTCGAAAGGAATCATTCCCTAAGTTGAATTTACCTATCGGTGATTATACATCTTATAGTGTTGTAGCAAATAAGGAAGGGTATAGTATAAACTATAGAGCACATGATCCTAGAGTACTAGTGAAGTCTGAAGGGGTGGATAGACCTGGTGGATTCTTAGGAATGGGTAAGACAAAAATATCTAAGCATGAGCAGTATTATCTGGCACCATCACAATCAAAGTCTAATGGGTTAGATCCTAAAAATATTGCTTGTATTAAGAAGAAAGGTGGTGGAGAAGGAACAGGTAGAATGGTAGGTGGTGCTGCTGGAGCTGCTGTAGTTACTCAAACTGGTATAGCATCTATTCCTATAATTGGATGGGTTCTTGCTGGTGCTGCTACAATGATTGGAATGGATCAAGGAGCAGAGATTGGTGGTCAGATGTCTGAAGATCTTGCTAAAGAATGTCAGGAAGATAAATAACTAGGTATTTGTATGTTTTTCAATGGGCCCAGCACAAATTGCTGCTTTAGAAAATTGTGGCATTGAAGTTCAAGACTTCAATGGAGATATTAAATTTCGTGAATTTGAATTCATTGATATAGTAAAACCCGAACCAATCAATTCACCTAAATCAAATATACAATACGAAGATCCATTAAAGGAAGCAACCAAACTTCCAAACTACAATAAAGTAGGAAATATAATAGATGTATATTTGGCATGGAGAGGAAGTAACTACATGATAAAAATGTTTTTCCCTTCAGTCAAAAAACCCTCACGCAGAGAAGTTCAGGATCAAATGAGAAAAGTCTATCCTGGTGCTAAACTCTGGAACTACCAAGTATCGGAACATGAACCTGGAGAACCAATCCTCCAAGTCGGAGGAACATAAAACCGAAGAATTAAAGAAGCAAGTAGAAAACTTAAAAAAAATTTTAGAACTACAACAAAAAACAATAGAACACGATAGGAAAACTCAAAAATTTGGAAAATATGAAATGATTTAATTATGGCTATGATCACTGACGATGTTTATCTTGGTAATCCCCTTCTTAAGAAGGCTAATGTTCAGCAGGAATTTACTAAAGAACAAGTTCTTGAATTCATGGCTTGTAAGGTAGATCCTGTATATTTTGCAAAACAACATGTCAAGATTGTAAGTTTGGATGAAGGTCTTGTTCCTTTTGAACCTTATGATTTTCAAGAAAAGTTAATACAAAATTTCCACGAGAATAGATTTAATATATGTAAGATGCCTCGTCAGACTGGTAAGTCTACTACGTCTGTATCTTATCTCTTGCATTATGCAGTGTTTAATGATAATGTTAATATAGGTATTCTTGCAAACAAAGCTGCAACTGCACGAGATCTATTAGGTAGATTACAAACTGCTTATGAGAACTTACCTAAATGGATGCAGCAGGGTATTATATCCTGGAATAAAGGTAGTTTGGAGTTAGAGAATGGTTCCAGAATCTTGGCTGCGTCAACTTCTGCCTCAGCTGTTCGAGGAATGTCTTTCAATATCTTGTTTTTGGACGAGTTTGCATTCGTTCCAAATCATATTGCTGATTCGTTTTTTGCCTCTGTTTATCCTACTATTACTTCTGGTAAAAGCACGAAAGTCATAATGGTATCTACCCCTCACGGGATGAATCATTTTTATAGGTATTGGCATGATGCAGAAAGAGGAAAGAATGAATATGTTCCTACAGAAGTTCATTGGTCAGAAGTTCCTGGTAGGGATGATGTTTGGCGAGAACAGACAATTGCCAACACATCTGAACAGCAATTTAAAATTGAGTTTGAGTGTGAGTTCTTAGGATCTGTTGATACCCTTATTGCACCAAGTAAATTAAGAACTCTTGTATATGAAAATCCAATAGCTAGAAGTGCTGGATTGGACATATACGAAGATCCTATAAAAGGTCATGATTACTTAATGACCGTCGATGTTGCCAGAGGAGTTAATGCAGATTACTCTGCTTTTATATTGGTAGATATTACAGAGTTTCCTCATAGAATTGTTGGTAAGTTTAGAAATAATGAGATTAAACCAATGCTATTTCCTAATGTTATTTGGGAGATTGCAAAAAAATATAATAACGCATTTATTTTATGTGAAGTAAATGATATTGGAGATCAAGTAGCATCTATTATTCACTATGATCTTGAATATGAAAATCTTCTTATGGCATCAATGAGAGGAAGAGCAGGTCAAATTATTGGTCAAGGTTTTTCTGGTAAAAAGACTCAAATGGGAGTTAAGATGTCTAAGACGGTTAAAAAGGTCGGATCTCTTAACTTAAAGACTCTTATTGAAGCAGATAAAATTATATTTAAAGATTATGAGATTATATCAGAATTAACAACATTTATTCAGAAGCATAATTCATTTGAAGCAGAAGAAGGATGTAATGATGACCTTGCTATGTGTTTAGTAATATATGCATGGTTAGTTCAAAATGATTACTTTAAAGAACTTACTGATCAGGATGTTCGTAAAAGATTATATGAAGAACAGAAAAACCAGATAGAACAAGATATGGCTCCATTTGGTTTTATGGATGATGGGTTAGGTGAAGATAGTTTTGTTGATTCGGAAGGAGATAGGTGGCATACAGACGAATATGGTGATCGTGCATTTATGTGGGAGTATAGGTAAAGCCTATATTTTAATAAATAATTTTTAGATAAATCTGAGAATCGGAGAAAAAAAGCATGGCTACTCCTCAATTGTCTCCTGGAGTATTAACCAGGGAGGTTGATTTAACAGTAGGAAGAGCTGATAATGTATTGGACAACATCGGTGCAATAGCAGGCCCATTTAGAATAGGCCCAATCGACGACCCAATTGATATTTCAACTGAAGAAGA